CGTTGACGACCGCCGGTTGCGTGGGCGTATAATTGTAGAGGTCAACCATTTGAGTGGTCATCTAACTCTCCCACATCACGTCTTTACCCGTTGCCAGCACGATAGCCTTCAAGCCCTGCTCGCATTGCTTGCGGACGGTTGCGACGAAGAACACCAGCCCGCCGTTGAACGGCACGCTGAAGCTCTCCATCGGCAACGCTACGGACATGCCAGAATACAGCACGACCGGGACAGCTTGAGCTTGTGCAGCTATCCTCTGCCCGGTTGTGCTTGGCATGTGCTTAGCCAACGTGCTCGATCATCACAGCGCGTTTGAATGTCGCATTGCCGGCCGTGGGGATCGTGGACGGATTCGTCGTGATGTCGGAAGGTGCCGTGAACCCGCCAATCCAATACCAAGACTGCGCGATGATCTGCTGCAATCTGTCGAGTGGCTCGCGTGTGACCATCACGATGTCATCTACGACGGAGATGATGCTATCCTTCGGCGTCACGTCAGCCGCAGCCATGCCCTCGAAGTCGCCCTCGATCAGCGCACCCTGGCCGCAGATGATCGGACGGCGAATGGACAGACCGGCAATGGACGGATGCGGCTGAACATACGCCTCCGTCGTCATGATAAACCGCAGGCCGAGCATGTCGCTGACCTGGCCGCGGCCAAACACTTCGTTGGCCGACGTGGCGCCGATGAACAGGCGCTGGAAGTCCTGGTCAGCAAAAAGCTGGCGCGCGCTCTTCGGGTCGCAATAGCAGTTGTATGCGCCATCGATTGTCGGAACAGCGTTAATGCGCAAGGTTGCCACGCCATCCAGCAGGTTCGCCATCGTCAGAGTGTCGCTGGCGATGAGCGTGCTGGCATTGGTGCGGCCGTTCGGACGCAAGATCACGCTGGCATTGGCAGCCTGCACGCCATTGCCGGCAGTGCCGTCCGAAACGGTGACGCTTGTGGAGAATGTCAGAGTGCCGGAAAGCCCGCTCGGCGTCGTGGTGACGTTGCTGCCGTCAACCGCGGCGCCGTTCAGCACATAAACGCTGCTGCCGACGGTCACGGTCAAAGGGTTGGACACTGAAATGGGCGCGAAGATCGGCGTCACGCCGGCTGCGATGGCAGCAGCCGCACTTACGAAGCCGGGGGCGTAGAAGGCGAACAGGAAGCCGCGCACGTCGTCAACGCTGATTGTGGGGCCAGCCCCGCCCAACGTGACGCGGACGCGCGTGTTGCCGCTGAAGTATGCTGCAAACAATGCGTTGCGCGCCAAGTCATCCAGGCTGCGAAGTGCCTGTTCGCCATTGGAATAGGCGTTCTGCAAAAACTGACCTTTGATGCCGACACGGTTGGTCACCATGTTCAGATCCATCGTGGACCCATACTGATTGATGGAAATCGTGTATTGTTCGACACCCCAGCCCGTAGCTGCCAAGCCGTTATCCAGGTTTGTGTTCGTGTTGGGCGCAAGCGGCGTGGTCACAGCCGGCTTGAGGCCGGCGCGGGTTTTAGTCACGCTTTCACCGATGGCTACCGGAATCCCGACGCGATCAGCAATATCCCGATAGCACAGCTTGGAGCGTAGAGCCTGCTGAAACTCGCGCTCCAAAAAGCCCTGCTGGATCAGCGGGATCAAAGAGACCGGAAAGTTCTGAATTGCCATAATGGTGTTCTCCGTTTGGGTGGCGCCGCGGCGCTACGACGCCTTGCCCAAGGGCTGTAAAGGCAGGATCAGCGGAGGGCTTCCGCCCGCGCGATCTTGTATTCTTCAGGTGTCATTTCCTTTGCAGCCTTCGCTGCGGCAGGTTTGGGCGATGGCATCGGATGAGTGCTGCTTGTGTTTCCGTCGCCAAACAGCCAGGGACGATCCGCCTTGGCTTTCTCGAAAAACTTCTCCGGGATCGTCACGCTGCCGTCTTCCGCAACCTCGATCTTCGATGTGTCCAACAGCTTCAGACCATCCACGTCGCGAATGCCGGCGTCTTTCGCGGCCAGTTTCAACGCTGCATCACGGGATGCCTGCATTGCCCTGCTCGCGGACTCAACCACTTTGGCTTCGGCCGCAGTCAGCTTCTCGGTGAACCCGCCACGCTCCGTCTCAAAACTGGCCTTGAGCGTATCGACTTCCTTCAAGGCGTTCTGCCAATTCACTCGATGCCCGGCAGCTTCACCGTTTAACTCTTTGATGCGAGCGCGCGCTTCCGCCAATTCGGCCTGCACGCTTTCAACTGTTAGCTCGGCCATCTCGGCCTCCTAGTTTGTGCCTATCCGGGCACGTTTTCCTTTGCCTGCGTCATGGCCGCCTGCTTTGCCAACCGGGCATCCGCCGCGGTCTCGTCTGCCTTGATCCGGGCCATCTCGGCTGCCAAATCGGCAATGTCTTGCGTCTCGCACACAATCTTGACGCCACTTTCTTGCGAAATGAGGCCTGCGGTGCGGAGGGTGGAAAGTGTCGAAGCCTCTTCCTGCATATCGCTCTGCGTCATTTGGAAATACGGCGGCCATTGCAGCGTAACCCGCTCGCCAACTTTGAACGCCAAGTCAGCGCCAAACACCTTGATGGTGCGCGTCGCTCCGGCGGCTACAACCATGCGCGCCAAGGGAAGAAGCCCGTTTGTTCCGTAACTGTCGCGCAACTGATCTACCAGATTGATAAGCGCCTGGTGCATCATCTCCATCGCACGGCCGGACTGCGCGCCGCTGATCTTGTCAGAACTCGTGCGGTTTCCGTGGATTGTTTCTAGCGCCATCTCGCGCAGCGCCCGCACGTATTCGATGATGGTGTTAGCTGCCGTCCCGTCGATTTCCAGCAGTGTCGCCTTGCCTGCCTCGCCGAGCACCAAGGCTTGCGAGCTTCCGCCCGAAATTGGGGGCAATTCACCGTCAGAAGAAATGACCAGCTTGGGGTCAGAGGCGTATTTCAGCCCGCGCGCACCTTGCGACAGCAGGTAGTCAATTTCTATTCCGGTTTCGATGGCAAGCGCGAAAGTGCAGCACCCGTCCACATCATCGCCGCCGGGAAGGTTGCGCATCCAGACCATCGGCACAAAGCCGAGCGAGTGGATGACCGTGCGGCCAGCATCGCGGAGGAACGGCTTACCGTCCGCCTGATCCGTTTTGGATAACGGCAGATACCAAATCTCTTCGGTTTCGCTCCAATCGCGGCGAACCCACCATTCGGTGTCATCGTTCGGCACGTCGTAGCCAAGGGCAAAGAGCTGGCGCCCGCGGACCTTGTATTGCTCCCGCACCATTTGAAGCTGGTCAGGCGCGGCAGGCTTCCACACTGGTGTCAGGTAGTCCGTTCGCATAACGGAGAAATATGGCCGGTCGGATAGCATGCGCATGAGAATGGCAACCGACCCACACGAGCCGAGCAACGCCGCCTCACGCATGGCGCGCACCAGGCCGCAGTCCCCGGAGATGGTCGCCAGCGCATCTCTTGTGGCCTCGTCCTCGCAAGCCAAGACAGGGAATCGGCCTTCACCGAAAAGCATCGCCGTCGTCTCATCCACCACCAGCCGGCAGAGACCATATCGCACCGATGGCGCCCGCTTTTGCAGCGGAATATACTCGTCGCTGCCAGATACCTCTTGATGGAACTCGTATTCGATCAGGTCATACAGCGTGCCCATCAGCACGCGATGGCGAATATCCAGGGTGCGAGCACGCGGCGGATAGTCAGGATCAGTCGGCAGAAGAGCCGAGATCGCCTTGAACATCTGGCGTTCCCCTTTTTACTCGAACGAAACGCCCTGCATGGAAATCAAGCCCGCGTTCAAAACGCCCCAGCTAATCGGGTGGCCCGCCGGCAATGGTTGCCCATCGTCCCATGGCACAGATTGCCTCTTGGTGGCGTCATCCACGGCAAGGGCAATCTTTGTCTCAGCCCATGCCTTGTTGCACCGGGCCAGGATGCCCGTGTATCTGGCCCGGTTGTAAGCAGCGCCCTCGTTCACCCCGAAATGAGCACCGATCACGCGAAACGTTTCATGATCCATGCGGCGCCGCTCGATCTCGGCGTCCATCTCCGGTGTCCAAATGCGTGCCTGCATGGATTAAGAAATCCCACAACAAAAAGGCGCCAGACCCTACGGGTGGCACCTTAGATGGCCGCTATTTTGGTAGCGTGATAAGTGCATAGGGTTTCGCGTGACGTCGTGTCAAGAAGACATTTCGGCGATTGGACGGCTGCCAATAATCCCCCATTGGACAATGGGTATTGTAGTCCTTTCAAAAAGGGCCGCTATATAAAAACAGCCACCGCGGATGGTTGAAGCATCCGAGTTGGCCTAACCCCAGGATGGAGAGAACCCATGCCCAAGGCTAAGAGCATTACTGCACCGATTACCGAATCAATCAAGCTGCCTCGTTTGGACCTTCGCTTGATCGAAA